GAGCCGCTGAGCTAAGCGCTGGTTACTGGCCCCCAACTGCCAATCCCTACAATCCCGAGACCATCAGTGGCAACGCCGTTGATATAGCGGGTTTGCGGAGCCACCACCTGAACGTACAAATCAGGAGCCGTGAGCGCCGTCGTATTTAAACTGCCTGACTGATAAATCGGCATGTTTTTACTCCAATAAAAAACCCGCTCAAGGCGGGTTCTGATGTGAATTTAGGGAGAGGTTTTAAGCGGCGCGTTTAATCACGTATACAGCCTGCTCGCCTTCGATAATCTCTTTAATCAGTGATACTTCCGTAATCTCTTCACCGGTTTGGTAATCAGCAAAGGCGTGGCGAACAACCAGGATAAAGCCAAGGCTCTTGGTCGATGCGCTGGCTGCGGTTGAAGTGGCAACAGGTGCCAAATCGTCTGAATCTGCCATGGTTTACTCCAGAATTGTTTTGATGGGGTTGTTTGATGTGTCTGCAATATGCATGACAGGCGCGACGACCTGAGCGGCATCGATTGTTTGGGTTGTTGCGTAATTCACCGTGTAAACAAAGTCACGCCGGTAGACGAGATAGTTCTCACTGGCGTCTGACTGAAATGATCGGGTGTAGACCATGTACGCCGGCGCGCCGTCGGAGAGTGAAATATTACTCTCTCCTGATAGGGCTATATCGAGCGCTGAAGCTATCGTGTCGCGCAGCGCTGGCGTAGGTGCCCAGATGGTTATCTGGAAGTCTTTCGCCTGTCTGCGTAGCTCTCTGGCTGCCGTACCGATACCACCAGTACGAGCCACGATTGAAATCCCGTTTGGTATTGTCACGACAGCGCCAATACTCGCTGCTCCGGCTATTTGAATTGCCATTGCAGTGGCGATGGACGTCAATGTGTCACTGCTCTGGACTGAGTAGTGATAGCCGACTTTATCAATCAGGAAGTAGACGTTCGTTGGCGTTGATACTGCGCCGCTGAAGGTAACGGTCTGTCCCGATACGGTTGCGGTTAACGTTGGCGTTCCGGTGGTGATCACACGATAAGGCCTGCCAAGCGTTGAACTGATTTTCTTCTCGGTGGGCAGTGGATAAATGGAGATGTGCACGCCGCCCGCGTTGATGTCAGTTTGAAGCTTATTCGGCACCGGCCAGCCTGGGTAAACTTTCACGATAGAACCGGTAATGCTCGGTGCGCCGGTTCCATTCGGGTAAGCCACTGCAGCAGCCTTAGCCGCAAGCAAGTTCATTACGTCTGATTGGTCAGCCATATCACACCAATCCTTGCATGGCAGTTACACGCCACCCCATATCAGTGAGTTCAGCGCTGGAAACTATGTATCTGCGCCCGATGTCATCGGTGATGATGTCGCTCGTTCGCAGGGTGATGGCGCCGTAGGATGGAAACAGCAGCAAATACCACGGCGTTTTTGCATCAGCAGGCAGGTTGACCGGTGATTTCTCGCCCTTCGTGCCATTAAGTATGCTCGCAGGCCATCCAGTCATCAGCGCAACTTCGTTTTCTGCCGTTGTGCCGCCGTAGCCGATCACCCCACCCGCATCTTTCTGACTTGTCCGTAAAACCGAAATGGTCCGGTTGCACTGAACACAGTAGATGGGCAGCGTAGTTTGCATTGCGGCCACGAAGAACACGCCGTCTTCGGCGTTGGAAAGAAAATCCCCGACAACGAACTGCCGCCCGTCGAATACACCAAGCCATGTCGCCTGCCCGTATTTGTTCGGTGCGCTGTAGCTGAAATTGGTAGTGAATGAGGCATTGAGCGACTGTAATGGCGTAGTTTGCAGTGGATTGAATGCGCTGGTAGCCCTGAACTGCTGAGCCACGTAGCCAATCCTCTGCGCTGCTTTACCGTAGCCGATATAGACTTTGTTTCTCAGCTTTGCAGCGTCCATATCAGCCCCTTACAAGTCGCGTTCCGCCCTGACCAAGGTTCGGCCCCGGTGCAATACCGATGAATTCACACATCTGGCGTCGCCAGAGGTTGTAAAGCTTCATTCGGTCACTCACTTCATTCTTGTTATGAAACCAAACGGCAGCCTGATCTGTATCGAGGTTGTCGCTTGAATCAGTCACCGCCGTTTCCAGTCCGCTTATCTTGGTCAGAAAGTTAACGAGAATAGTTTCTTCTTCCGGCCTTAGGTTTGTTAAGCGGTGATAAAGAGTTTGCCACGTGCCAGGTGATACCCAGCCATAGGCGAAATCGCGGCTATTATCAGCAACGGTGTCGCCAAGCATCGGGTAACCCGCAAAACGCCTCGTGTCTGCCAGTTGCTGATCGGTTAGCATTATTTAGCCTCGTCTTTCTTCTCTAACCAGCCGCCGGAATAGTAGTTCTTCACTTCGTCTGGGTGAACTTGTGCTTCGTGCGGTGCCGGATGAACATCGGCATCACGTACCATTGTTACAAATGCGATTTCTGGCTGACCGTCATCGGTGCCATCAGCTTTCTTAGCCATGTAGAATCTCCAAAATTAAAGCGCCGCCAGTTGCCCAGCGGCAGGCTTGATTAACCCAGCAGGATTGCAGTGTGAGCAGGCTTGATGTTCTGGCAGCCCCAAGCAGCAGCAATTTCGTAGCGAACGCGACGATACTGCTTGTACATGGAGACTTCGAACGCCATACCGGTGCGCGGGTCTTGGATCATGATGCGGTCATCAGCCATATCGCCTTCTTCCGGCAGGGCAGGAGCACGAGTTGCCAGAACAATCGCAGAGCGGCTGAACGCAAAGTTAGCAGTGAATGCTGAAACGCCGGTGATGGTAGCGCCAGTTGCTACAGCGGCACGCAAGCCCGGTGCGCCGATGGTGAATGAACCACCAGACAATGCTGTGGTAACGACGTATTTGAATGCGCCGATAGTCACAACGTCACCAGCCAGAATTGTGCCGGTACCGGTCTGAGCGGGAATGACGGTTGCACCAACGGCCAGAGCGCCGTTAGTCACATAGCTTGCACCGGTGCCCGGAGTGTGTGATGCCACGCCCGCAGATTCACGGATAGTAAAGCCATGCAGTTCCAGCAATGTACCCTGAGCACGCAGAGCGGTAGTACCGGCTTCGTTCGCTTTGGTCAATTGAGCCAGAGTACGCAGTGATGCACCGGAAGTGGTGTCAATCACGCATTGCAGGTCGCTCAGCGGAGCACCGTTATCAGACAGGATTTTACGAACCTGTGCGGTATCGCCGAGGTTCGTTGCAAACGGAGTTGTTCCCGCAGTGCCAGATGCACGAGAGGACAGGAAAGCAAGGTTGCCCAAGTCCACTTCGATTTCGTTTACCAGAGTACGCATCGCCTGAGAAATCTGGTCGCGGCGAATGTTTGCATAGCCCGGACCGGTAACGAGGCCTTTTTGTTCTTCACCAGTCCAGCGGAATGGAACCATGCGGGATTTGGTGATCGAGAACGGGATGTTACTGATGATCTGGTCGCCGTCGTCTGGTGGCAACTGACCCGGAGATACGTTTTCAGCGGGTGATGCTGGAGTGATCGGAATGCGGATCGCCTGATTAAGAGAAGCGCGTTCTGCTGTGGCATCCATGGTTACGGATGGAATAAAGCCAGACAGTTCGCGGGACACGACGTCCAATGATGCGTACAGGTCTGGAATAAGGCTGGTTAAAGTGTTGGACATCGAGTTTATTTCCTATTAATCGGTAATTTGAACGCCAGCAATCGCCTGAGCGCTTTGTTCTTGAGGGCTCAGAGATTCAAACTGGGTGCGAGTAATTGTTTTAGCGCCCGAACCACTACCGCCGCCTTGAGCACCCGAACCGGATGAACCGGTGCCTTTGAGGATTTGGTCTTTGTACGGGTAATGCTCGACGAGGATTTCCATGGCTTCATCAAACTTCGCGACTTCACCTGGGTTGCTGCGGCTGAACAATTTGTTGCCTGCTTTGTCGTATGCAACAACTTCGCCACCTTCAAGCTTGAAATTGCTACCGAAACGTGCTTCTGCCAGGTCGAAAGGAATTGCGAGTTTTTCGGTAATGAACTTGGAGCGGGAGAAGCTGCCACCGACTTTTTCGTTTACCAGTGCCGCATTCAGGTCATCACGCTCTTTGAGAACGGGAGCGTATTTTTCTTCAACAGCCTTGATAGCCTCGAGCTTGACCTTTTCGACTTCACCGGCATCCACCAGCTTTTTGTCGTCGAAGTTTTTCAGGGTTTCGAGAGCTTTTTTCGCTGCGGCAGGGTCTGCAATCCCATCGAAGGATTTCAGTGCTGTTTCAGCAGTTTCAGCGCGTTCTCGATGTGATTTGGCTTCACCGTTAAGGCGTGAAATTGTTGCTACAGTACCCACTGCATCGAAAGCCACTTCTTTGCCATCGTCATGCACGTATACAGGCTTGCCATCTTGAACAACTACATGGCCTTGTTCGTCGAGTTTCAGTTTCATACTGGTCATCCAACCTTATTTCGTGAGCCATCCGACTCGGTGCGCTGGTCTGCATCCGCAGGTTTCAGCAATAAAAAAGCCCACGCGTTATGCATGGGCTGGTATGGGGTGAATTACTTACGCGCTGAGCTGAGTAGTTCCCGGCTTAGGCGGTTGAGATTTAATCTTCTCTTGCTCATCGCTCCATTTCACTTCAGGACTAATCATCCCTCGGCGCTGGATTTCGCTGAACAGTGTTTCATTAGAGAGCGTTCCGGCTACATTCATTTCCATCAGAATATCAGCTGATGCTTCTGCAAGAGATGCTGCGCCGAAGTCGCGGAAGATGGAGATATGCCCACATTGTGACTCCTTAATCCAGTCAGCGAGCAACTGAAGCGCCTGATTTGCGGCATCCTGCAAGTCTCCAACGATGCGTTGCAATGCACAGGTTCCAGACTCATCCTCAGCCATAGTCTGAGCGACTGTGATCCGTCCTGGCTTAACCACGAGGAGTTCTGCGCCGATTTGACGCATCTTATCTTCAAGGTCGAGTATGTAGAGGCGGCCTGACTCAATTGCCTTGCCTGAGTGCTCAACATACTTAAGGTCGGCATTATCTTTGTCAGAAATTACCGCGCTTGCAGCACCGACTGTGATGTCTTGGTCGCTATCCATCCCCTTTCCGAACAGGATTGGTACACGGGCGACATGCAGAATGGTCTGCTGGTCGCTTTTCGTCTGCCAGTGTTCTACGTTCAGGTAGGCAAGTTCTGCCATCGGGGGGCGTGAGCGCATGAAGCCAATCTTCTCGCCATAAATTGGCACGAAGGGGATCTTCTGAAGGCTGGTGGTGCCCTCTTCATAAAGCATCCATTTCACTTCTCGCGTTTGAGGGTCTTCTTTCTTGCGGTAAGTACGCCACCGGCCAATATCCAGTACCCTCACCTGCTCAATGATTTCTTCTTTGAACTCGCTTTCAGGTGATGCTTCAGCGACCATCTCCACAAACCGAAGCTTGGTGATCGTCTCAAGACCATTGATGCGCTTGGACTGGAAATCCAAGAGGCTCTCGGCGTCAATCTTCACAAAGTAAGGCCGGAGTCCAAGCGCCTTTTCTTCTGCGATGGTTTTGACGCCTTCCGAGTGTGGATAATCAACCAGAATGCCTGCAATACCGTACCCGAGAGCCGCCTCGCAGACGTTTGCCAGAAAGCTATGCAGATTGGTGCCTTGCAAGTCGATGTCTTCAAACATCTTCTTAATTGATTCTGGAATGTCTTCGCCGAACGTAATCGGGCGAGAGAAAGGCTTGCCACTTAACACTTCAACCGTGCGAGGAAATGCCGGGAAGAGTGTCGCCGTGTCTTTCCTGTTTTTGTAAAAGCCATCATCCTCATTCGGCCATTGTGGCAAATAGGTCTTACCTGCTTCCCGCATTGCTGGTGTGCCGCCGAGCAAGGCAGTAATCATCGGCCAGCACGTGGCGATGGCCTCGATTTTTGCTGACCTTTTACGAACGTCATCAGTCATTTTATTGTCCAATTAAGCAGAAAATGGGCGAACCGTAGCGCCTTTGCGCTTGATGAGTGGCGATAGCGCGTAACGCGTGCCATCCATGAAGTGGTTATTCGCATCAATGATGTCAGTGAGAACGTCGCCAGTAAGGCGATCCGTTTTATAGCTATACATGCGGGCTTCTTTCAGCCACATGGAGCAGCGAGGATGAATGATTATTTCTTTGTAGCTGCGAAGATGCGCTATTCCGTCTTCTACGCTGCCCTTCCATTTATCCACGCCAGTAATGCGAGGGAGGCTTTTGCGAATGCCGCGACCATCAGAGCGCACGTGGCTGATTGTTTCTGGTCGGGCAGAATCAGCACGAATTGCATGAAGCTCTATGCCAGGAAGACGCTGGATCATGTAGTCGGCAATATCGTCGTTTTCTAAACCAACTTTCCCAGCCTCATACTCAATCCATAATCTATTGTCATTAACCCAGCATTTAACGCCTGCTGTCGGGTCTTGGCTGAACCCCCAGTCAAGTCCAAAGTAAGGGCCGTTCCATGTGGATTCTGGCTCAAACTCAGCTACGCGATATTTCCCAGCAAGTATCTGTGCGTCACTATTCTCTCGGTATGAACCATCCCATATCCATGCGTATGTTTGGTCATCAAGCCGATCCCGGTCATTAATGCGCTCTTGTTCAAGCACATCGGGAAACCAAGGATTATCCGCATAGTTCAGTTCGACAATCTTCGCCCCGGCGGGCATGTGCTTTCTAAAGCGATCGTCAGTCGGACTGCCATCTTTCTCCGGGTTCCATGTTACCCAAACCTCCGAGCCGTCCTCACGAACGGTTGGCAGAAGCTTTATCCACGCCACCTCGCTCACAGTCTCAGCCTCATCTACCCACGCTATTAGCACGCGAGCTTTTGATTTGATGCTATCGAGGTTGTGGCGTAAGCCGGAAAAGGCATACCAGACGAGGCGGTTTTTGGTGCGAATGTACTTCTCACCGATATCGAAATAGTCATCAAGCCATGGAACGGAGCGTATGGCCTGCTTAACCTCTTCCATACTCGACTCTTCAAGCGAGTTCATATACTCACGAGCACCAAGAATCACGCCTGATACGCCTGCCTCAGCAAACATATAAGCTCGAACGGCGCTCATCAGAGCAAAGCTTCTTGTCTTGGCTGAACCTCGACCACCATATGATCCGCGGTAACGAGCCTCGCCAGTAAAGACAGGGATGAGTTTAGGAGGAAGTTCAATCTGCGCTGTCGTCATTTTTCACACCCGGAGCCACAAGCTGAATCATGGTTGGCTTAGGAGTCATTGACCCATCTGACGATTTGACATCAATATCCTGAGTTACTTTATCGCCATACTTTTTAGGGTTCATGCGAGCAAGAGCCCATTTGCGCGTGTCAATGCGAAGACGCGCTTTCGCAACTGCCGCAGACTCTTCGTTAACCTTGTCGGCGATGTCGAACATATCTTCGAAGATCGCATCAGCACGCGTCTCAGTTGCCGTCGCGTATTGGTTACGAAACTCTTCGTGTTCTGCCAACCATCTGAACACGAAGAGTTT